TGGCCTATACCTCATTTTGACCCCCCTGCAAGGGGGGGGGTCACATGTCGCTTTTGATGGCAAAACCGACACAGGAACACGATGTTTGCCGGATCAAACTCCCTCGAGGGATCGACGCTGATAGGTACGACGTGATGCGCCTCGAGGTCATCAGTGACCAGCCGACAATCCCTGCACCTGAACACCCCGAGGCTGAGCCGCAGCTGCTCACGCAATCGATGCCACCTTCCCGATCGCTGGTGCTTCAGCCCTCGATCAGGCTTAGCAGGTAGCACAGGATCCCACTTCCTAGGTAATCCCATTCGTGTCCTTCAGCGCCTCGCGCCAGTCCATCACGAATTCAGGGATGCTTTCCAGCCGTATGACCACCAGCCATTGGCAGTCATCGGCCCGCATCATCATGAGCGCCTGTTCGCCATCAAGAGCTGCGTCCAGTTCCACCTTCTGGAATTTGCTTTCCACGGTCAGCCTGGCGTACCGCTTGACCTCGACACGCCAGCCCTTCAGGTTGGTGACTAGGTCCCCAGCCCCCTTCACGCCGTTCCTGGCTGACCGCTCGGCCTTGATCCCCAGCACCTTGCTGAGTTTCTCGGCCGCCTCCAATTCGCCCCTAGCCCCCTTAGCCCGTTGTGCGCGACCCATTGTGCCTCCCACTTGAAATCAGAAGTCCGGTCGGGGTGTACAGACTGAACCAGTTCAGCGGGATGTAAACCACCGGCTGGATGTCCTGCGGGTCATTTCTGTCCCGTCGCCCGTTGCGTTCAACGGCCTCGAGGTCCGGGCATAGATCAACCCTGCATAGCCCGTAGATCCAGTCTGCCCACTGGATCCATAGGCCCACTGGGCCGTCCAGTGCCCGTAGGGCCTTCCACTTGCTGGCGAATAGGAATGCCGTGTCGAATCGGTCGTGATCGACGGAACGGGTCTTCACCTCGAGCCACATTTCGCGGACTGGTCCGTTCCACATTCCGTAGTCAACCGGCGACATCTTCGGGGTAGGGATCGGCCTGAGTTTCAGGGCTGCTCGAGCAGCATGCACGGCGATTTCAGCCCGCCGTACGTCGGCCTCAATTTCGTAGACAGGGCGTTCCATCAGCCCTCCCCGTCAGCCAAACGGCGTTCGATTTCGTTCGTTTCGTAGTGGGACAGCCGGGCCCGCAGCCTGGCGTTCTCGACCTCGAGCATGCGCAGCTGCGCCTGCAGGTGGTCCTTCTCACGCCGTAGATCCACTGCCCGGTCGGCTAGGGCCTCGATGGCTCGGATGGTTGCTTCCAGTTCTCCTGTCTTGTCCTTCATGCTGCCCCCCCTTCAAGCCCGCCGGGTGCGGTCGGCCCATAGGCCGATCCGTCATCCCGCCGGGCGAGAACGTCGTATGCCTTTTCGAATTCGGCGACCAGTTCAGGCGGCAGCCGGTGAACTGGGAGCCGCATGCCATCGACTTCGCGAACTGCAAAAGGTGGTAGGGGGGGGCTTGACAAAGCCCCCTGGTCGGAGGTACGAAGCGCCCTGCGGGACGATGCTCCGCTAAGGCTCGCACGCTCCTCGGGTGCTTCGCCTCCCAGAGGGGGGGTATGGGGGGGAGAACGAAGCCCCGCCAGAATCGTGTCCCGCGCCGATTCGTAAGTCCCCGGCTCACGCACCTCCCACTGCTCGGACTTCTGGCAGTACGACGGCAAGGCAATCGCCAGCGCCTCGATATGCGCCAGACACTCGCGCTGGGTTTCCATCGGCAGCACGTCGCCCGAGGTTTCCTCAGCCATCCACGATCCATCGCCGGGCTTCACCCAGTTCGCCTTGACCGTAGCCCCCGGAATGCCCCTAGCAGCCTTCCTGGCGTCCTCCTGCGACCGGAAGGGGCCGTGAGCCCTCCCGAAGCCTCGAGGCTCCATAGCCCACCAGTTGACGATCCGGGCAGCCATCGATGGCTGCTGGGCGTCGTACTTCGGGACCAGCCGGGAGTAGCCCGTCATCAGGTACTCGACAGTGATGGTCGCCCCGCTGCGGGACTCGCGGGCCCGCTCGATCGCCTGCGCCACGAGCCGCTGGTCAAGCTTCCCGAAGCGTTCGTGGAAGCCCTGCTGCTGGGCCTCGGGCGCTCGGAGCAGGGCAGGGAACGCCCGCCGCAGGGCGTTCCAGTTGTCCAGCCAGGACGGCCGGTCATCAGAACGGGATTCCATCGGCCGCCTCCCCCGCGCTCGGCGCCTTGACTGCGTTTCGGAAGTTCCAGTAGCGCTTGCCGTCTCGCTCGGTGCTGGTCACGCCCTTCAGCATGATCCAGTCACCGACCCCCTCGGGACGGTCGTACCGGCTGAACGTGCTGAAGTACACGCCGCCCTGGCTCAGGGTGTTCCACAGCAGGATGCGGGTCGGCTTCTTCGGCCCGTCGGGCAGGGTGATGCTGATGATCTTGCCCACCACGTCGGTCCACATGACGTATACCGGGCTGCTCGGCTTATCGCCGCCCCGTTCCTTGTGCGTGATGCGCAGTTCCTCGGGGCTATAGGCCGGGGGGCCGTCGTAGTCCTCGGGCAGGTCGGCCACGTTCAGCGTCACCGGCGGATCGAATGGAACGACCGCCGCGGGCGGGGGCACCGGGATCGAGGGGGTGAGGGAAGCACCCCCGCTAGCCCGGCGCGGATCCCCCCGCCCTTCGGCAGCTTCTCCGTCGTCGTCATCACCAGCCGGAACGGCGGCAAGGCTTGAGAGGCTGTAGCGCCTGGCGTAGGTCAGGGCCGAGCCGATGGCCTGCGGCGTCGGGCGCTCGACAGGCAGGCTCAGGGTCGCGGCGAACCACTCGCCGGTTTCGGCGTGAACCAGGGTAGTCGTGCAGCAGGCGCAGCCGTCGATAAACGACGATGCCTGCAGGATGGCGATGCCGTTCGCCGCCAGATGCGGCCGGCAGGCTTCGTCAATGGCCGCCAGGTCGGCGTACCGGCTGCGGAAGTGCGGATTAGTTGCGTCCTTGACCGCCGGGCGGATTGCCCGCTGGGCGGCAGCCAGCGCCTTTGCGATAGCGCCGATGCTTTCGCTGTGCTTCACGCTCCCACCTCCCCGTACATCCAGCCGGTGGCAGGGTCGATATCCGACAGCGGAAAACCGTCATCGGCCAGCATTTCTTCGTCGTGATTCACCGTGACCTACTTTCTGGGACTGTGTCCCGATGCGTGTCATATCGGTGATCTTTTGACCTGTCTATAGGTCCGCAGGAGGTTTATCACCAAAAGGGACTAGATCGTTCAGCGCCCGCCGACGACGTTCGCAGCCGCCGCACGGCGTGAATCCCATCGCCTTCGTCACCCTGGCGACGGCGTCGCCCAGCCCGGCCATAGGCTCGATGACCTTGATGACCTCGGTAGCGACGGGCTTGCCCTCGATGATCTCGATACGCCATATGACCTGGCGTCCGGTGTCATCCTCGACGGTGTAGGTCCTCAGCACAGGCCAGCCCTCTTCTGAAAATGAATGGTACCACTGACTTGCCGCCAGACGCACTGCCCGGGGATCGTCAGGAAGTCAAGCACCCAGATTTCGTCGGGTTCCATTTCCTCGAGGCAGCAACCGTCGCCGCAGTTGCGGAAATTCGCAGCGATGTACATAGAGCTAGCGATTAGGTCGGTGCCGTCGCAATCGGTGTATGTCGCGGTTGCGCCAGCGGTGATCAATGCGACGAAATCCCAGGTCTGACCCGTGGGGGGGTCGCAGGGGTCACTGATGGCGCTTAGGGTCAGGTTGCAGCCGAATTTGACAGCGACGACGTCGGGCGGGTCGAACGTAGCGGTGTTGATTGTGCAGCAACCGTCTAGCCCCCTGGACACGATATCCAGCGACCAGTTCCCACCTGGCAGGTTGGGATTGCCAATCGGATAGTGGGTACCGCCGTTCAGGTATGGGATGGGGTAGACGTACTGGCAGGTGCTGGGGTACCAGTCAGTGCGGAATGTCGCCGCGCATTGAAGCGTCTGGGTTCCACAGACCGTCTTCCAGTTCAGGTCAAAATGCACCTCGAGGTCACGGCAGCAGTGTTTGTGTTCTGGCCAGGAATGGTTGCACCGGCACAGCTCCAGACACTCCCCGTTTTCCTTGCACCAGTTGTGGGTGGAAATGGTGAACCGAGCCGGGTTGAGGTTGTGGACGATGTCCTGAATATGGAACGGGAACTGAAAGCCAGGGCCGTAGCCCGAGTTCCGGGACTTCCATCGCCCTAGGTCGCCGAAATACCGCAGTGTTCCGGCGGTGGTCAGGTACCAGTGTTCGCCGGTTCCGTTCGCGCAGCCGGTCAGGCTGTCGGGACTGGTTCCCCAGTTACCCAGCAGCTTCTGGATGAAGTCACCGCCCCGAACTTCGAAGCCCAGCACGGCAGTACCGCAGTTGTTCTGTTCGTCCTGGTGCTTATTCCAGATCGGCCAGACCACCTCCACCGATGCGCCATCGTCGGTGGTGCCAGCGAAGATCGGCACCCCGTAGTTGTATGGGAAGATTTCCGCCGGTGGCGATCCTGGCTGCGGGACTTCGTAGGGGTACTCCTGCGGATCAGGGAACCCGCAGTACGGGTCCCCGGTGGTCGCGTCCAGCGCCTGTGTCACGCCAGCGTAGGCCAGCGTGAAGTCTGTCCCGAAGTAACTGACTGTGATTTCCGCTGCCTGGTAGACGCCAGTGCGGTACAGCGGATTCCAGCAGCCGCTACAGCCCTCGCCGGAAAAGCACCAGACTGGGTAAACCGCGCAGCACTGCTTGCCGGGAAAGCAGCAGCAGACGCGATGCGTATGCATCAGATCTTCTTCATCTTCGCGAAGAAGTACCCCGCGATGAAGCCTGCGAGACCGAGCATCAGACCGAACCAGATACCGCCGATGAATGCGCTCATGTCATTTCCTTTTCTTAGACCGGCTGGGAGTGCGAATCGGTGCAGCCCGCCGGAATGCTGCATCGAACGTCGGGTCGGCCCGGCGCAGCTCGGCAACCGCCGCTACTGCCTGCTCAGGCGTCAGATCAATGAGGGTTGCCGTCAGTTCTGCCGCTCGGCGCTCGGTCGGCGTGACGATGCCCAGCCAGCCCTTGATCAGGCGGCCGATGCCCGTATGCCACAGAATGAAACCGATGCCCAGCACCGCCAGGGCGATGCAGATCCAGACGAGGGGGGCCACCCACCAGGGTATCTGGTCCTCCACGCCTGTCAGGGCTAGGTAGATCATGTCCACGGCATCGAGGATACGCGCCTGCTCACCCTGCCCGGCCTCGGCTTCGGTCCTAATCACCGGAATGCTCGGCTGGGGCTGCGTCGTTTCGCTGGCGATGCGCTCGAACCGGCGGCCGCTGCTGTGCGCGAGCTGCCGCACCTCGGTGGTGTTTGCGGCGATCCGTTCGCTCGGACCAGCGCACGATGTCGCCGCGGCGACGAGGATGGCGAGTAGCCATTTCATGTCCCCTCCGCGGCTGCCTGCCATTGCGCAACCTCCCCGGCGCTGGTCAGCGTCTGTAGCCATCCTTCGGCTAGCGCATGCTGCATCCAGACGCGCTCGGCCTCTGCGTTCGGTGCGTCGGATTCGACCGCAGCGCAGGCATCCCGCATTGCCTGCAGTTGGTGCGCTTGATATTCAGCGTCGAGCCGACGAGCTACAATGCCGTCACCAGGTGGCATGAGCGATCCTCCTCCAAGTGTTGGTGGCCGTGCAGACGTACAGGTAGGACGCATCCCAGCAGATGTCGCCAGTCGTGCCCGTGTCGCTTGCGCTGCTCGGTGTCTTCGCCGTCACGATGCGGAGGCGGTTCCCCGAGATGATGCCGACGCTCGTCGTGGTTCCGTTAAGTTTGGTCTGGGTGACCGATGAGTTCCCGATGATCGTCGTATTCGAGCCGTCGCCTGTGATGTTGTAGCCGATGATCGTGCTATTGCTGTTGTTGTTGGCCGCGAGGTCGGACAGGCTCCCGACGATGGTGTTCTCCGCGCCAGTCGTGCAGACATCCCCGGCGGTTCGACCCAGGAACGTATTGTTGCTCCCGCTCGATACGAGCAGCCCGGCGTTCTGCCCGATGTAGGTATTTCCCGTGCCGCTGCCGTTGACGTTGCCAGCCTGGTATCCAATAGCGGTGTTGTTTGCGCCGCTGTTGCCGCCAGTCGCGTAGCCGAGGGCTGCGTAGCCGATTGCGACGCAGAAGTTCCCATCGTTGGAGTAAAGCGCGTCGAGTCCGACGGCCGTAGCGCTGCTTCCGGTGTTTGAGAAGCAGGCCGAGCCGCCGATTGCCATCACAGCGTTAGCGGAGTTGCTGCGTGCAGCATCCACGCCGAGCGCGACAATGCCCTGCCCGGTGTTTGACAGGCCCGCGCTGTGGCCGAGTGCGGTGCAGTTCAGCCGCGTGTTGTTCTTCAGCGCGTCTACGCCCACAGCCGTGCAGGAAGTGTTGGTGTTGCCAGAAAGCGCACCCGCTCCTACCGCCGTGTTCGTCGCGCTGATTCCTGCACCAGTTCCGCCGATGCCGACGAGCAGGCCATTGATGTAGCAATCTTTCGCAATTCCAACCCCGCCAGCGACGATCACTGCACCAGTGGTGCTGGAGGTTGACGCGGTCGTGCTGGTGCCCGTGATTGTCGTAAACCGCCCGCTGGCGGCCGTGGTAGCACCGACGGTCGCCCCGTTGATTGTCCCGCCGGTGATTGCCGCCCCGGCGTCGTGCGACCAGCTGAACACCGAGGAACCTGCGGTGTTCTCGGCGTAAAACTTGCCGTCAGTGGTGTTTATCGCTGGCTCACCGCTCAGGAGTTCGCCATTGGTCGGCGCGAGTCCCGTCACGTCGCTTCGCTTCAGTCTGATGACATCAGGCATTAGGACACCCCGTAAATACCACCGTCGATGGTTTCGATCAGCGATTCGCTGCTCGGGCATTCACCGTCCCAGGCGTTCGCACGTTCGAAAAGCATGATCTGCCCGCCGGTCGTGTCGCACAATTGGAACGCATGCACCAGCGTCCCAGTCGGTATCGCCTGCATAGTGAAGCCGAGCCCGGCAGCGCGGATTGCATCGACCCCACCGGCAGTCCCCGACGTGTTGCCGAATTCCGCGATGTTGTAGCCGGTCGAACTTGCAAAGGCTGACCCCGGCGACAGCGTGCTGCCAGCCAGTGCCGCCTGGGGAACGTGCGGATCGAGGGTGTAGGTCCAGCGGTTGGAAGACAGCACGCTGGAACTGATGACCTTCATAAGCAGCCAGTTGAGCTTGAAATCGCCATCGGCCGCTACCAGTTTGTCCAGCCTTGCCCGGTGCATGAACAAGAACCGGCCCGCATCGATCATGCGGTTCAGGCTGGTGGAGTCGATCCCGTTGAAACCGTAAACGACAGGCTGGCTAAACATAGTTCACCAGGTGGGCGATGGGGACTCGATCTGCGCCTTGATGCCAGGCGGCAGGACGTTGTAATTCGTGTTGAAATCGACCGTACCAGTCCAGGTCTGGCTCCAAATGACTTTCGTCGTGCCACGCTGGGCGATGGATGGGCTACCCAGCGTGAAACTGGCATCCAGTTGCAGTTCCCCGTTCAGGTTGCGAACCGGCAGTTGCTCGAGGTGGAACCATTCGTCCCAGACGAATGTCTGGACGATCATGTCCACCGAGTTTGACAGTTGCCGACGTTCGCTGCCAGTCAGCAGCCACTTTCCGGCATCGGTCGGCGAAGTATTCAGCCAGGCCGTGCTGTTGCGGAACTTGACATATTTACCCATATCCCCCATCGGAGTCGGTGGGCTGTCGTTGTTGTAACCCAGTTGACTGGCCTGCAATACCACCGGGAATTCGACAGTTAGAACGCGCTGCCGCACGTTCCAGCTGTGGGGGTTGCCGCTGATGTTGTAGACATCGCCGGATACGAACGTATTCGTCGTCCAGGGGATGACGTTCCCGAGGGTCGGGAATGCGTTCGGATACACCCAGGTCTGTACGGATCGCAGCCTGCTCTGCTCGGTGATCTTGACCCCTCGATATGCCTGCCCCGAAATCAGCGGTGCCTTGCTGGTCTGCTTGACCACGAAGGTGTTTACGCGGTCGGGATGCGGCGAAATCTGTAGGTCGCTGACGATGAACTGGGCTTCCAGGACATCAACGGCACCTGCCACCAACCGTTGCCCTACCTTCTGGATCTTGTTCCAGGGCGTCGTCGTGGCGTTGCGGATCTGTAGGTAGATTTCGAACGTCTTGTTACTCGGGAGGGTGTATGCCGGGTCGTCTTCGTAAACAAGGAACGTCCGGAGGTAAGTACTGACGTTCGCCTCCTGCGAGATCACCAGCGAAGCGTCCTTCCCTTGCTCGACTACTTGCCAGGCCATTAGGGTGTCCTCGAGTTCTCAGCGATCTTTTCTAGGGTGCGCAACATCTGCTGATTGATCTGGTACAGATCGCCGGTCTGACCTGTGCCGATAGCCAGTGCCGTGTCGAATTCAAGGCTAGCCAGTTGCCGTTCTTCGGCGCTCCCGTACAACCCGGTAGCACCACCGACGTCCTGATATGCCACCTCAAAAGCGTTTCCGATGATGGCTGGCGTCTGCTTGATCAGCTCCCAGACGTTCATAAAGGCTTTTTCGGTATCGCTAGCGGCGGTCGCCTGCAAGCCCTTTGCGATGTCTACCTCAGTCTTTCGCTGTTCGCCCGTCGCTAGGTACTGATCGAGCCCCAGCCCGACCATCTGCTGGCCGACGTCCATTTTCCGGCCGATGTCGTACGACCTCGCGCCGGCCAGCGCCTGGCTGAACGGCATCATGAGGTCCTTAGCCATTTCGCGGGCCTCGGTCCTAGCCTCGATGATCGAGTTCAGCATGCCGATGGCAGGCAGCGCCATAGCTGCATTCATCATGCCCCGGATAGCGCCGAACTGCGCCCCCATCTGATTCACGCTGCGGTTGACCTGCCCGCGCACGGATCCGAGCCCAGACGGGTCCGCCTCGATACCGACCTTCAGGATTGCTTTCGCCATCGGTTACCTCAGTGCTGATTCCCAGTCGTTGCTGACCGTCCAGGGGGCGATCTTGCCACGGTCGCCCTTGATCGAGGAGAAAGCCAGTGCGGTCAGGAGCCGTTCGATCCTGTCGGCACCTGACCACTCCAGGGGTTTGACATGATCCCCTGGATGATGACCGCAGCTGCGTGAACGTCGAGCGCCTGCGGAACAACCGCCAGCCCGCCGATCCTCGAGCAATTGGACAGGATCCAATCCTGCCGGTCGTGTTCGTTCTCGATGCGCTCGAGCCCGCGCCACTCGCCAACCGTGATAGGGCGGATCTCGATCCGGTCGGGGTACCCGGCCAGTTCTGGGCTGTTCAGGGTCCGCCACATATCAGGTGGTCGGACGGGTTGCGGTGACCGTGCTGGTGTACTGCCAGGTGACTTCGGCAGTCATCACGGCATCGTTATCCCAGGACGGGTTGTAGCCGGTGATGATGGCCGAACCGGTGTAGACCAATCCGGTCACCGGGCTGGTGATTGTCACCGTGATGGCGGCACCGGATGGCGTTGCCTCGCTGAAGATCTGGGCAAGCGACAGGCTGGCCGCCTGGTCGGCAAAGATCGTCGCGCTGCCCGTGATCGTGGGCCGGCCGCCGATGGCTGTAGTCAGGGCGCTTTCCAGCGCCGTAGTGTCCACCGCCGTCTTAGCGCTGGTGATTCGCACGTTGGTGCCAGTGGTGGACGTACCACCGAACGACATCGTGCATCCATTAGAGAGTTTCGGCATCTGTCACGCTCCTGTGGCCCATACCCTGAAAGTTTGACGCACTGCGCGGGGGCCGTCATCGTCGCCAGTGCCGTCCTCGATCCGTTCGACCTCTTCAGCATCGAGGTATCCGGCAACGACCGTAGTACCCCCCTCGCTGTAGGCAGTGTTGGTGTCCATCGCCGTGCGCACGGCATCGGCAACGCTTCGGGCGCTGGACAGCGTTTCCGCCAGTGTGGTCACCGAAATGCTGAACTGTTCCAGCCCGGTGCTGCCAGCGAACGACCGGACGGGCTCCCGGGAATCGACGCTGTACACCAGCGCCGGAAGGGCGGTGCCCTCACGCCGCCACTCCGGGCTGATGCGGTTGCCGACGGCCGCTACTTCGTCGTCCAGCCGGGCGTAGATGGCCTGTTCGATGGTCACCGCTGCACCACCTTCAGCCCCTGCTTTCGAACGAGTTCCACGAAGCTAGTTTCGATTTCCCTAGCCATCAGCTCTTCAAAGCGTGCCCGA